AGCATCCAGCCCGTGGACTGTATACGTCTGGGTATCCCCCGCTGAGGAGGAGACCGCGTACATGGTTTCACCTGTCAGTGCCGCTGGGAGTGCCAGCTTCGGCCCTTCCCTAAAGGCGCAGCGTCCATCAGTGCTACTGATGCTTTGGATTGTAGCGCCGAAGGACAGGGGCTGGGCCCCGTCCACATAGTTAGCTGCTACTAGATCAGAGAACTGGATAGGGAATACTGTGTGCCAGTTAGTCCGTCCAGCGTCCTGTACTGCCTCTCTTTTAGGAGGAGTGAGGCCCACTAGACCAATTCCTCTTCGTCTTCAAACTGGCGACCGGCTATCTCTTGAACTACGTTCTCTTGAGCCTGCGCCTGTATGCCCTGACTCTCTTGTCCCTCCGCTATCCGGATATTATCCTGTACCAGTTCCCAACGGTCCAGACCAAGGAACTCCTCGAAGAGCTTCGCGATCTTCTTGCCGCTGATATGGGCAGAGACTGCGGGGTCTGAGTAAGCTGCCGAGTTGACAAGCCCCATGAGGTTCTGGACAAGCTGGGCCTGCTTGGCGTAGTGCCGAGCGCCCATCGGATACAGCTTGCCACGCTGGCGAAGCTGATCTGCTGTGATCTGTAGGAACTGTGCTACGCCGAAGTCATCGTCGTATACCTTGATTACTTCCGTAGCTTCCACGTTGCGGCGCGCCACCTCCAGCATTTGATTGAGGAGTGGTTCCACAAACTCTTCTTCAAACTTCTGTACCTTCTGTTGGAAGATACGACCTGCTGCGTTTTCCAACGCTTGAATTTCAAAGGCGGTCTTTTCACCGGGGGTTCGTATACCCATCGCCTGCCTAGGCGCACCAGCTAACTCCTCCATGTTCATCATCAAGCGGTCCATCTGGAACTCTGCATTCAGAGCTGTAGCATCTGGACGTAAGATATCCACCCGCGAGTCTTCGTGAGCGAAGATACGCTCGCCGGGGGCCCACTCCCAATCTTCGGTGGAGCCATAGATCACTGCGATAGGGTGGGCGATCTGGTCGAATACGTCGGCCTTGAGATTCTCAAGATGGTCCAGACGGTACTGCATACCAACCAGATTATCAAGAGGCCCCATGCCCATGAGGTTGTCAGGACGGGGTCTCCAGTTAACGTGTTCTTTGTTGGTGACACCGAGCCACGATTCGTAGGGCTCGTTGTGTACAACCTTGCGGCGGTCCATGACAATGACCCTGCGGCCTGTCATTATTTCGCCTGTCTCTATGTCGAAGAGGTCTCCCTCGTACTCGATCAGCTCGATCATGTCCGAGCTGTAGTACGCTGACAGACTCCCGAAGCCGTCAATCTGGAAGCCTTCCGACTTGTCGAGGTCCGAATCGCCGTAGGCGTTCAGAGTCTTGCGGGTCTCTTGACACTCTGCAAGAGCCATCGGGACCCACGGATACGATGCAGGATCGTCGCGGTGGGCTGCCATAAGCGAGCCCATGCTGACCACACGCCGCGTAATCTTGCCGGCGTGGTGGAAGCTGTCTGCTGTCAGGTCGAATGTAATGTCGTACGGTGAGATGCGTTGCAGCTTCGGGCCAGCATAGATGGCCTCGGCTTCGCCGTCTGCCTTGTAGTGCATCTCCTTGACATACGTTACTTCACCGAAGGCATTGCCATAGTCGATGTAGTCGTAGAGTGCGCGGCTAACAGCCTGCTTGAATCCGGACTCCCGGATCTTCTGCTTCATGTACGACTCAATGCGCCGTGCTGTCTCAGGATCTTGGCCCTGCTTGTCAGCCGACTCCCACTTGAACCAGTCGTCGTTGGGGAACAGTGCTGAGTAGTAGTTAGCGTGGAGGTTGTCCCTGAGCTGTGACAGCTTGGGCACACTCGTGTTGTTCTTCCACGGCAGCTTCTTATTGGTCGTGTCCTCGGTGCTGGTCTGGAACAGATAGTTCCGCAGCTCCTTGGACTGGTCCAGCCACTTAATGGATTCCGCACGCCAAGAGACGTACTTGTTAACAACGAAATCCGCTAGGCTATCCGGATGAAGATGCCCATTTATTTCTTGTACTGCTTTAGATACTCTAGCCATTATCCGTATGCTACCCCACCGAATCTCGAATTATAGATGACATTGCTTTCCCTTCTGCGTCCCTGTTGCTGCATCGGGATCACCATGATGTCTATTGCATTGCAGAGTGCGTCCTTGAGGTCGTCGTTAGGCGGCTTGGTCATTACCAGCTCTTGCTCTAACGTCTCACAGAGACCGCCCTCGTAGTGCCACACTGCGTGGTTGTCATAGTACGGAAGCAGCGTATTCTGGATGCGCTCTTCCTTCGTACCCATTGTCCTAGTGGGCCGGTGCTTATCAACTCTAAGCAACAGGCCGTCCATCTTGATATCGTCTTTGATACGCTCCGCGATGACTTCCTGCGCAGCAGTAACCTCAGCCCGAATTTTCTTAAAGCCCCACTTCATGTGTGCGTTGTAGACCATCTCGTAGTAATCTTTAGTCTTGTTCGTCTTCCTTCGTTGAAGATCCAAGACGTAAATATTACCCTCGTGGTCTACGCCTATCACAGCAAGTGCGGTGTAGTCGGCTGAGTCCTTAAGCGAGAACGCGAAGTCAATAGCCGCGAACACGTTCAACTTCCGACCGTTGTACTGCCAGTACCCTTCCACCTTGCGAAGGTGCTCAGGATGGTAGTACTGAAACAGGTCGGACGGAATCGCCTCGTTCGAGGGATCGTTCGGGTTGTTATAGTACTGCGCGTAGAACTGAGTCTTGTCTAGGTACTTGGCGCGCTTGCGGGCAAGGATGGCTGTGTTGAAACCAAACCACTTGCCGTCGCCGCGTTGCTGACGGGGCCACAGGAATTCACCTGTGCCGTCACCCAAGTCCTCTACTTCCTTCTGGTACACTTCGTATACCGGGCGGGTATCTATCAGTTCCCCGTCTTCGCTGTACACATCCTCCGTCATTGTAAGGAGGTCGCCGTACAGGTCCTTAGGATGGTAGCGCGTGCCTACTACCCACTCCTCTGCGTCCGTTGTTTCAATGGACGACAAGAGCGAGTACTGGCTGGCTACCTTGTTCCTTCCTTCTGCGGTGTAGGCATTCTCTTTAACCACAACGTCGTCGAGTACCGCGATGTTGCAATGGAGTCCTGTAATGCCTGTGGTGAGCCCAGCACAGAAGATAGTCGGTTCACGAACTCCTTCAGCTTTTCTTTTCGGGTGGTCAACTGCTATCTCCGTGGTTGTCCACTTCTCCCGCTTACCCTCGTCGGGGTGTACCATGTCAGGCCAGAACCTGCGGTACTGCGGAGAAGTCAAGATGTCTTTGATGAACTTGAGCTGCTTCTCAGCCAAGTTACTTGTTGAGCTGATATACAGGACCGTGACTGCGGGATCTTTAGTGATCCGCCACGCTACCCTGTAAGCGATCATGGCGCTCTTCTGATGGTCGCGAGGGAGCAACGCCATCTGGTTGTCCAGTGCGTCGTCCCGCGTCCACCACTTGATAAGGTCCTTGTGGACATAGCCTAGCACCCGATGGGGCGCTACTAGCTGGATGAACTTGTAAAGGTCATCCTCGGCGGCTTGCCTGATTGAGTCCTTATCTAATTTCATTTATGCCCAAGAGAACTTTCTAATAGCGTCACTGTTCTCGTCAACAGTCCAAAGGAACCCGTTAGAGATAACAGCATTAGGAACACCGCTGGTCATAGTGGCTGGTAGTGCTGATGTAGTTCCAGTCTGTCTGGTGGACAGGTCCCACGGAGTGGTGAACTTGTACTGGTTAATCGTCCCGGCGACCATTACCCAGCACCGCGTTCCATCATTGTGCCAAATAAACACTCGTCCGTTAGACACAATAGATGTAGAAGTTTGCTCCAGAGCCCCTATAGTAGCGAAGTCGTACGGAGTTGATAACGAGTGCTTTCTGATGAGACCGACGTTGTCGTACAGCATTACCTTTGACCCGTTGTCGGTGAACGACCAGTCCATGTTGCTTGCGCCTCCCGGTATAGCTTGTACCGAGTAGTTGGCTGGCATGTCGAGTGGGTCGGCTGTCGAGTAGTTATACTGGTACAGCCGCTGGTTACCATAGTTCGAGCACCACAACTTCTGCTGAGTCGTAGAGAAGAGGAACGCCCTATCATAGAAGCCTACGTTGTCAGTGGCTTCTGCCGATACGCCGTCGTCTGACACACTCATCGTGGAGAGGTCCCAAGGTGTGCTAAGGTTCCTCTTGTGAATAGTATTGAACGGGTTTAACATGAAGTAGACGGCAGTGCCATCGGGGGCGGGCCATCCAGCCCACATGCCCGTGCCAAGAGCAGCCGATGTCTGCTCAAGAGTAAACGTAACAGCGTCAATATCTGGGATCTCTTGTACGGCAGGCTCTGCACCTCCACCAGATGCTCCGGGGAACCCGTTAGCGTTGTCAGCGTTCTTTAAGCGACCCGGCGGCAGGAAGTGACGCGGGTGCTGACCGCCATGTCCGGGCGGCGTGCGGGACGGGGGCCCCTGTACGTCCGTGTCTCCCGTGACTGTGGAACTAAGCTGATAGCGTTTCCAAAGATCGTCCAGTGAATAGCCACTGCCTGACAAGCCGAGCAGGCTGATAAGAGCCTTCTTGAAGTCTGTCTGGATGTCCCCTGTGCGGTCGCCTTCGGCCACGTTCGCTTCGATAAGCGATGTCGTAGCTTGGCTGTCAAGCGGGGGAAAGGCTACTTGTGTTGTTTGGGTTGCCATCTATACTAGTCCGAGTCTCTCAGCGTCCTCTTCTAGGAGCTTCTCTTCAGCGGCTTCCTCTTTGAGGAGGGCGCTCTTTTCGTGGTTAGAAGGACGGCCCCGCTTCTTGGGGGCCGCTTCTCCGTAGCGTTGAGCTAACCACTTGGTGGCTTGTACAGCCATAGGAGTACCGGGGTTAGTCTCAAGTATCTGTTCCATCTCTTGCCGGCGCTGGGATTCCATGCGGGTCTTAAGCTCCTCGCGCCATTCGGCTACGTACGGCTTAAACCACTCTGCGTTGCACAGTACCTTCCAGTGCTTCCACGAGCCGAGGATTGCTATGGCAAACTCGTACTCGGTGGGATCCGCGTACTCCATGTACTTCCGGTACATTGATATGCGGCCCTTATGGTCCCTGTCCTTAAGAGTGAACGGGGCGATGTAGTCTGGGTTTCTGTTTTCCCAGAAGAGGCTGAGGGTGCGGTAGCGACCCATCTTGTCCTTAAGCGCATCATACAAATACGGCAAGGAGGAAGACCCCGTAGGGGTCTCTTCGTAATCCTCTGGGTGTTTGCAAGTAAAGTCTACTGCGCTAGCTGACATATGGTCCTCTTGTTCTATTTGGTCTTGCGACCTCAGGTCTGGTGCCCGAAGTAGGGGTCGAACCCACGACCTACTGCTTACAAGGCAGTTGCTCTACCAACTGAGCTATCCGGGCAAAGTTCCTTTGCTCCGGTTCAGCCATCAGCAAGCTGTGGCGTATCCGGGCGTAGCTTAGGGAGCACGGCCCTCTTATTCATCCATTGACAGCTTCAACTGTTTGGATTGTAGGCCGGAGGGCCGTACGTTAAGCTTTGATAGTCTGACAGATGATCTATTGATATATTAGCTTCAGCTTATATATTAGAGATAGACCCCCAACTAATCTTATATACTATCTTGTTCGGTTC